TAATCTGGTCAGTATCTATTTGCAGCAACCAATCATCTGTTGTTCTTTCTAAGAAGGTAGCTACAACCTGATTACGTAAGCGGCTTATAACACCTGATCCTTCAAGGCTTATAAGTTGTCCTAATACTGATTGGCTTCGCGCTATATCAATAATGCTTGTAGCAAACATTGCGTGCCATTGACCTGGCGAACACACGCCAATCGTTACTTTTTCTCTTAAATCCATAACTGTCCCTTCGTTTAATTAATACCAACCACGTGTACGGTGGTGGTCCAGAGCTGTACAGAAATCATTATAGCGATGTCGGACGTAGCCTATACCCCAGTCAATTTGCTTTAAGGGGTCCGATCTAAACTTGGCGATTTGCTTCTTTGTATTGTGCTTCATATGTCGCTGTGGAATTCCGTAATCGTGCGTCGGAGATTTGGCCTCTGGACGCCAATTGCTCTCTAATCTCCAAAGCTCCTTGATACAAGGCCGCTCGTATTTCTCTATGTACTTAAATGCATATTGCTGATAGCCATCTGGCGTATTTAGTGCCAGTGCTAGGAATATCGAAGCTAATTTCATTCATTCTCCCTTGCTAGAAGGTAAATCACTGCCGTTGTAAGTAGATCTGAGTCGTCTTCAAAGGCTGCCAGACCAGTGTTGCAGTCGTGGCATAGAAGGCCGCGTATGGCCTGTGTTTTGTGATTGTGATCGACTCCCAGTCGACTAATGTCGTTATGTATGCCGCAAATGGCGCAGCACTGTTTCTGTGCAACGAGGAGCTGTTCACGCTCCGATTTTACCCTGCGAAGTACCCACTTGTGTAGGTTTCGGCAATTCTTACAATCGTGCCGTAATTTGTTGCGAGCCTTGCTAGACCAGCCAAATTGGGAAGTAGCTAATACCTGCCTACAACTATTGCAGTACCTGTAGCCTTCAGGCGTCTTCCTCTTCGTCCGTCTCGTCATCAGCGTCTTCCAATCCCAAAACTGCAGTGCGATCCTTTGCATCTAGTGAATTGAATATTACTAGGACGCTCTGTACAGCTCTGTTTAGAATTGACTCAATTGCGTCAAATGATAGTGATTCATCAGAACAGATCTCTGTAGTAATTTCTCCAATACCAATGTTGATGTTAAGTGTCATTTACTTTCCCTTCATTGGTAGGGATTTATCAGTTGATTATTTTAATCTTTATTTATTTATTTTTATTTGACCAGAGACCTGAGTTGCAGTGAAATGCCCCCCCTACCCCCCCAAATTTAATTTAGGTGAGTACGGAGGAATCACTGCGTCTCGGTATCCGATCACTTGACCGTCGACCGTCGCTGCTGGTGTTCCTGCCCCAGTCTTACGACCAGGGCAAAATATAGACCCATCCTCGGACAAGACGTCAAATAGACACTGGCCATAAATGGCAAATGGGGTGGTCCGCAGCCACCCCACCTGCCGCCCACAAGCGACCACGACGAGCCTGTGGGAACTTACCTACATCCACACCCTGAAAGAGGCTAAAAAGCCCCTTAGAGGCCCTACAAAGGCCATCACGGTGTTTGGCTTCGAGTCGCCAGGCGCTGTAGAAACGCCTGGACAGCCTGGTACTGCGGTATAAAGGCATACAAGGACTCCCTGGGTATAAACCAGGTCTCTTCATCCTCTAGCTTGTAGGTTGGCGTTCTGCCCATTTTTACAGGCATAAAGCCGCCTAAGAATAAGCGATCTAAAGTAGAACCCTGCACTAGAAAGGCAATGTCGCTCTCGCGATCATTAGGCCGCAGGATTAAGTACGGCACAGAGGAGTATCGCACCTCGATATTATCGCCCACATCGGCTTTGTTTTTAAAGGTATCCAGGCCATTCCAGGGAAGGTTTAAAAGCCTGGCAATAGCTATTTCTGCTCCATAGGCCAATTGCATTTGTTGTTTTCTTTGATGATCTGATTCCCAGGCTTTATACCTGGTGTGCGGCCTGTCGGTGCTTTGTGTTTGTATCGACCATTGAATGAAGGCGTCAGCGGTTTGACGCGCCAACGCCTTATCTTGATCAGTCAGTATCAGTGGCTTCATCACTTATTTCATAGTCTTGTGATAAGGCGGTAAGAAACGATGGCAACACGGTGGCAAAGTTTAGCAAAGTAGCCATCAATAAACCCTCGTCATTTTCTTGCTTTATTCTCTGAAAATTAAAAATGGTTTTATTCACCATCTCGGCAAATTCAGGGCGCAATGTATGATCGCATTTCTGGCTTTTTACTATGCGATTTGTTTTCTTTGATTTCTTCATTTCTTCCACGGCTTTCCATCCAAAGAAATCGGTGTGCATTGCTCTTCGTATGGTTTACGTCCGCAAAATAAACCTTCATACGCCTTACCGCTATTACTTGTGCCAGACCTGTAGGTTCGGCAAGCAAAACTTCCGTGTTTACAATGAGGCTCACCAGTCTCCTCTGCCGTTTGTACAATTGGCGTTGGATCATTTGGTCTCTGTGCAGCTATAAAGTCAGCTAAGTCTTGGCTTTCAGTGACCACTGGCTTTAAAGGTGGAACAGAGCGCAGAACAGGCGTGGAAAGGTTCACGTGTTCTGCGCTTTGTCCATTGCTATCAGCACCCCATAAATCGAGCGCCACTCCAAAACGCATTGCGGCGTTTTTGATGGCATCGCTGATAGCCGTTTTAACCGCATCGGCCCCTTTTTGATGCGGTTCTGAAGCTCCATAACCGATACGAGTTACAGAGCAAATGGTTAGTTTTATCCAGATACCGTTGTGTTCATCTAACTGTGGCATTCCGTTTTCCGCTAATGCCATAGGAGCCCAATACCAGGTGGGGTCCACTTCAATTAAACGATCGGTAACGACCGCGTGATTAATGTAGTTGTATGAGCGACTGCCCATCACTTTCTTTTCAATCTGGCTATCTTTAAATGCAGCGCGTAGTTTTGCCGCTTGCTTCTCATCCATTATTCAATCTCCGTTCGTCGTTTGCTTTCCACATAGCTATTTAGCCAGGGCAGGGTTGTTAGGCGATGCTCACGCATTGCCTCAAGCACGATCTCGCGACCTTCAGGTGCAAAACGAGTCGATACATAAGGAGCCTTCGTTTCTACCGACATAAATTCCAATATCTCACCGCTCAGGGTGCTAAAAATTTTACTGTCTGGCGTCATTGCTAGGGTTTCTGTAAATCTTTTTCTAAAAGAATCACGCACCTTTGGCTCTATTTCAGTTGAGAAGTTCTCCTCTACCCAGTGCAAGAACGCAGTTTCATTATTTATAACGAACGCTACGTCTCGGCTTACAAGGGTGACTTTGGCGACCTCTTGATTGTCGATGACTGCTTTTGTCATATCAGCGCCTACATTAGAAAGCTCATCCTTTGCGAGTTCGCGCAAGGTGTTTGTCGCTTCCGTCACGGCGTCTTTGATGACCGTTAACGCTGCTAATTCAGCAGCGATTTCCTTTAAGTTCATAGTGATTCCTCACACCAAGACCAGCAACGAGAACAGAACTCGTCTTTGGTAGCTTGGTCTCGTAGGTTTTTAAATTGACCCCACTGTTTGTATTTCAGGAGGCGTTCAATACTACAAAGGCTCTTGCCTTCATAATAAATATGGATGCGATCGCTTAAACCAATACGCATCAAGGTAATCGATTCAGCCTTAACCTTAAGTGAACCGTTACGTTCTAAGATTTTGGCTACGTCTGTTGCGGCTAAATATTGATCCACTTAGATTAACTATTTCTCATCGATGGATGTTTGCGTCCTGCTACGCGGCCACGAACGAATCCCTGTTGATGGCCGTAATAATGTCCGACGTAATAACCACAGGTAAAAATAGTTACGCCGATGATCCATATAAACAGATCTGTGTATTGCTGTATCAACTCAATCATTGCTGTCCCTTTGCCTGAAGGGTTAGGAGCTTTCAGGCTTCATAAGGTTACGCCTGAGTCCAGACAGAAAGCGCCTGCGCCACGCCAACCTCAAGGGTTACTTTAGGCTCAAAGCCTAAGCTGCGTAGGAAGGCAGGGTTTCCTACCCTGTAATTAACCCCTTTAGGCGCACCCTCGTTGACCTCAATCCTGGGCTTGTAGCCCCCACCCCTAGCCTTAATGACCAGGGTTGCTAGTTCGGCAAAGGCCGTGGCCCTACCTGTGGCCAGGTTTGCCGTGATGGATAGGCGGTCCTGGGCCATTGCCAGGCTTATAGCAACGATGTCGCTTATATGAATCCAATCGCGCACGGTCAGGGTCGACCCCCAGATTGTAAAAGGGTCCTCTAGCCGTACGGCTCTGTCGATGAAAGCCCTGAATGGGTAGCTAGGGTCCTGCTCTGCTCCATACCCACTGAATGGTCGCAAGACCGTGACCGTTAGACCCTCTTGACGTAAATGCTCGCAAAGCATCTCACCTGTCAGCTTTGCCCAACCGTAAGTCATATCAGGTAAACGAATATCTTTTAAATTAATGTCGTTCTCTGTCAGCCTTCGTTTGTAGGCTCCTGTTTGTAGCTCTATTGGATACGCGGCGCTGCTTGAGAAGTACAGAATATGACCTGGAACTGTACGCATTGCCCACGAAGCCATCTCAGCATCAATAGCTAAATCGACGGCCAAAGCCAGTGGATTGCCTTCTATCATTTGGCGACCACCTACAACCGCTGCCAGATGTATCACTAAATCATAGTGCGTGTCGTTTTCTCGAAAGAAGTCCCTGGCATCATTTCCATCTTTTATATCTACCAAAGTTAAAGTGTGGCTTTCTAATGCGCGCACGAAGTGTTGTCCTACAAAGCCTCGATACCCTGTAATTAAGATTTTCATAACAAGGCCAAAACAAGTTCTTTGTAAGTGTCGCTAGCTATAAACGCCTCAAATATTTTTCTGTCGTGTTCGTAATATTCAGGCGCGTTGACCCTTGCGTAATGCTCATCCATCGTCGCTTTGGCAGCCACAGGATGTAGATGCTCGATTACGATGTCGTGCGAGTAATAAAGGCCGTTTATATCCCTACCAAGCTGCAACCAGAAATTGTCCAGGTATAAATGCTTGGCACCAGGCTGCACCATTCCACGGAGCTTTTCTACTATGCCTCGCGTCATTAAACAGGCAGTGGGCAGGTTGCCTTGTTGCAGTAAATCATTGCCGTACGCGATGCCTTGTTTTGTGCCTGGAATTGTTAGCTTTAATAAATAATCCCAATACTTAGTGCGTGGCAAATGATCGTCGCCCATAAATCCAAAGTACTGATAGCGGTCGTATTTTTCATCATTTAATAAAATCATTGCTGCCATATTTAAAGGCTGCGCCATCCCACCAGAGGTGTGCAGGTTTGTAATGATGGCTATGTCAGGTATTTGTTCATAATCGCGCATACGCGGATCATCTATATCGCAGACGAAGAATAAATCTGATTGAGCGTCAGTATCTTTCCAAGCT